TATGACAGGTGTGTTGCAATCTTGAGGAAACAAGATCCAAGGTAATTGGTAATTCTAGGTTTCGGTAATTCTTTCTCTTTTGCAATAGCAACTTTCTCTCTATAGACAATAAGTGCCTCCAAGAGTTCTTTGTTATTTACATAGTGCTCAGACTTCTTTCTAGGCATGACATCTTAATTGTCTTAACTATATTCTATTATAGCATATTTATTTTGATTGACAAGTTTAGCGAAATGTTAAGTTCCTAAGTGCCTACTTGACAAGACCTCAATATATGTGTACAATAACCTTTGTGAGGTTTGAAGGGTAATTAAGACTCTTTTGAATCAGACTTAAAGAGCTCTTCAAGAGATTCTCTTTTCTTCTCTACGCTAGATATATAACCTAATTTGGGGTCGCTAGATAATTTAATTTTACCTTTTTTAGATCTTCAATTACAGAATCATCTTCTTCATCTTTCTCTTCGATATATTGCTTATAAATTCTAATTAATTTTTGATCATGACATTCAAACATTGTAATTACTTTATCCATTCTTAGAACAAACATGTCCTCATCAGTATTTTCGATCCAAGGAGTCACTTTAATATAGTTTAAATGATTCACTTGAGACAGTGTTTTCATTTTGATAGGATTATGTAAAACCAAAATAGGCTCATCATCACTCTCGTCTACACAAACGAGGG